GCATTATTCGTAGCTCTTGCCCATCTTCAGCAGAATGGAGTATCGATCTCCACTATCATGCCCTGTGGTCGTAAACATAAGGTCGCCAGTTTTTCCGCCACCTGCGTTGTTTGTCAGGGGGCCACAAGACCTAAAGTCAAAAAACCCATATCCACTAAGCGTCCAGCACACAACATCAGTGCTGGCATCCCAGATAAGGTCTACGGTCATACCGTTGAGCTCGTAATACACTTGTTGAATTGACACTCCAGTGCATTCGGCATCTGAGCCCGACTGAGCCTGTAGTGCGGAAACGTCCACCTTCTTGACGGCGGCTTCGCCTGTCCCATCAGAAATGTTGGTGAACTTCATAACGACAGATTTGTCGCCATCTTGCAGAGTTTGCGAGGTTACTGCGTCGGCCATCTAAATCTCCTTATGGGAACAAGGGTTCCACCCTACCCATAGCAGAAGATCTGGTCACCCACCCGAATAGATGGGTGACCCTATCTTGTTAATTACGACTGATCTGTAAACGCAGGTGCGTCTGCGCCTTCAGTGTTACCCCAAATAATCCAGTTTGTAGAATCCTTTGCCACGATGTTGATCTCCATAAGACCAAAATCTGTGAGGGTTAGGATTGAGTTGGAGTTGCCATCTGCGTACACAGACACGTTGTCCGCATTAGAATCCAAGTGAATTACGCCACCAATAAAGAAGTTAGCATCAGCACCAGTGTCGATAATCAAGTTCTCAGTTTCTTCTGCCGCTCCACCGTAAATGAACTTAAACGCCACGCCCTCAGAGGGGCTGGGAAGCGTCAGTGTGCGGTTACCCGTAAGGGCTGGAACTACAACAACCCTGCCGCCGTGAGTGGCTGCAGTTAGCGTAGTGTCCGCATCGGACAAGGTTACAGGTGCAACCTGCATCCCTGAACCATCATAGGTAAACGAAGTGGTAAACGCGCCTGTGGTAGCGTTCTTAGAAACTACCTTAAATCCGTTTTCGGATCGTACTGCGCCACTAAAAGTAGTGTTAGCCATTACATTCTCCTGTCTTGGCTAGTGTCTGCCGTTTCCGACAGTCAGGAAAAAAGAAGACTGGGGGCGGAAGCAACGTATCGCTCCCACCCCCAACCTAACTTACGCTCCGGGTGATCCCCAGATCCCTAGGGGATCGGAAACTCCAAAGCTATACCGCTCGCGAGCCTTGTAGCGAACGTTTCCGGTGTCAAAGTCACCGTCCATGCTCGTCTCAAGTGCAACACGATTGAAGTGCTTCATGCCGTTGGGCACATCCGTCAACAGGAACCATGCGTCCGTATCGGTCAGATAGTGGTTCACAACAGTTCCCCCGGGGACAACACCCATCGAACGCACAGCGTTGATGTCGTTATCAGCAGTTCCGGGGCGGAGGTCCGACTGCATTACCCGTGCAGCAACAAACTGCAAATCGGGCGGAATGACAAGCGTCTGAGGCCGTGCAGCGATCATTAGACCACGCTCGTCCGTCCACTTACCAATCTGAATTACAGCTGCCTCAAGAGAAGTCTCGTTGAGGTCAACAGCTGTGGCTGGGCGGTTTGAGTTCTTACCACCCGAAACGAGTGGGTGACCATCACCACCAGTTACACCGTCACCAGAAGCTGTGAAGAGGTTTACGCCGTCTCCACCCTGGTAAGCGTTGGTAAATCCGTTGTTCAAAGGAACAACAGCCTTAACCTGCTTGGTGTGAGCCATGGCGCGAGCCAAAGCCTTAGTGTAACGAGCCGACAGGGAGTCATAGAGATTGTCCTCCATAGCTTCTTCCGTAATGGCGAAGCCCATGGCGATGGTCTCATGGTTGTAGCGAGCCGTAAAGCTCTCCTGTGCAGCATCGTAAGAGATTGCAGATCCCTCGTCTTTGACGGGGGCTGCGTCGAAGCCCGAAAGCTTCACTTCTTCCTCAAAAGAACGGTCTGAGCTTTCCGTCTCATAGATTGAGGTATGCTCGTCATCATACCGAGCGTACTCCATTCCAAAGAGAGCATTAAGTCCAGGCAAGAGCTCCTTGAGGAGTTGTGCGCGTGAAATAGCCATTAGTCAGTCTCCTTACAAGCCAGTGGCGTTAAGGTACTGGTGATTGGAGGCTGACCCACTTGACGCTGCGTTAAACTTCACAATAACGTCGGGGAAAGCATCACTTGCAGTTGTACCGACCGGAGCTAGGCTCATTGGTCCGTCAACAAAATCAAGAATACGAAGTGGAAGCGTGTTCGTAGTAGCTGGTGTTGAAGCATCCAAAGCGTTCTTGGACTTTCCAATTGCCGTGCTACCAGCGGTTTGAACAACAGATGCATTCAGTCCGCGATCTGTGGTGTTCAGTGCTTCGTCACCCTGCATTTGAAATACAACAAAGGGGTCGTCAATAACGTAAGCCATCGCATCAGAAGCGACCGTAGACGCAGGCCACTGCGTATTAAAGGTCTTCTGATTCGTTGTGCTTGGCGTATACGAGCAACCCACAAAGATTCCGCAAGTCGTGAGCGCGGTAGTTCCGGTGTCTTTTTCAATGTCACCGTCCGCGACACACTTCACGAAATCACCATTAAAAATGGCGGTGCCGTAGCCACTGGCAATCGGTAAGTGCCTGACCTTGGCTGTCCAAGATCCAGAAGCACTTAAAGTACCAATCGGCCTCGCACCATATGGTGAAGCTGAAGTAGCCATGATTGTTACCTAAGATTAAACATTCAGTTTTTGTAGCTTTAGCCCTTGCCAAATGCTACACGAGTTTTTCGATCTGGCGCAAGAACAGGCATCCTGGGATCGTTCTCACGCATATAGTTGTTGTCAACTGCTTGCATTTGAGCGTCAGCATGTTTTCTGTAATACGCTCGCCTTTGCTCAACAACCTCTTGAGGTGCTTTGCAAAGAAGCAGTCCCCCAACCTCGATTCCCCCCTTGGCACCCCATTCCGACTTATGGTCGCTCATAATCTGGAGCTCTGGATGATCTTCGGCACGAACAGGTTCCCAGCCCTCACGAAAACGTTTTGACACGTTTGTGTTATCAGAGCTACCAACCATTGATGTTCGTATCCATCTAAACACCCAGCCATCTTGCGGCTCAGGATCGGGAAGGATAGAAGCAGGTTCCCATGTCATTGGACGAGTGTCGTTGTCACGACTCTCTAATGATCTTGGTTCCCGTGGTGCGCGTTCTTCGGACATTATGCCATCTCCTTCATAAGCTGCTTTGCATATTGCTCGTTTGTAAGGCCCAGGCGTTTCGCGAGTCTCACCTGAGTTTCAGTAAGTTTTACTGTGCGTGGTCTGGCTCCAGTGTTCCTAGAGGCAGGTGCTACCACGGGCTTTGCTTTTCGAGGTTGTGCAGTTTCAACAACAACGGCAGAGTCATTGGTGCGCTCGTTGCCTGAACTGAATTGCGTAGGAAAGACTTCTTTCATACGAGAATCTATTAATTGATAGTACTCTTCACTGGTAGGGTCAATACCTTCACTGCCTACTAGTCTTTCATGTACACCATAGGCAAAGCTTGTCATTTCTGGGTCAACACCAAACCATGGATTTTGTTCTTGCCAGTCAAGAGCCTGTGGGTCGGGCTGAATAGGTTCAGGTTGGTACTGTTGTTGCTGTGATGCAGTTTCACGGCTTTCTGCCAGCACTTGTTTTTTCCAATTGTCGATAATTCGTTGCGACACTGCAGGAGCAGCTGCTCTACTTAGCTGTGCATCGGTCAATGCTTTTTGGGCAGCAGCTATTTGCTCTGAATCACCAGATTCATGGGCTGTTTTAAAGTTTGCCTCTGCAATAGCCATGGCTGCATCGGCTCTACTTTGGCTTTGTTGCGACAAAGCGTTTTGAGAGTCGGCTACAAGCTTTAATAAACGTTGATTTTCCGTTTGTAAGCCTTGAGTGTAGTTAACTGCTTCGTTTGACAGCCGTTCTGCCGCCTCTTTAGCTCTACGTTCCTCATGGTACTCCCATTTGAGCTTTTTTATGCGCTTTTGTACACGTTGCCCGACTTCTTTGAGCTCATTGTCGTTAGCAATGCCGTCATCATCGGTTTTTTCTTGTGATGTAGCCCTTTGGTCTTCTTGTGGCCTGTCATCGACGACTTCAATCTGCAAATCTTCAGCTGTATTACCTTCAGCTGCAGGTTCAGGCGGTTCAATTGTTGTTCTGACCCCCAAGAAACGCTCTTCTTGGGTTGTTCCTTGTGTTTCTTCGCTCATTTTAGGCCCTTTCTACGCCTCTGGGGTCTTCTACGACCGCCTCTACAGTGTCATCGTTGATTAAACGGAACTCCTTGCCGTGAATCTTGATTCTTGTCCCACTAAACGCACGGAACACAACCCAGTCGCCTTCTTTGCAGTACGGACCACTAGGAAATCTTGTATAACTTGTGTATGCATCAGGACCAGCCTTGAGTACAAAGCCTACAACAGTAGAAATGGCTTCATTTTGCTGAGACTGGTGGGACTTAATGATCCCTCCCTCGGTAACCTCTTCCACTTCAGGAAGGGCGATCAGCAATTTGTACCCTTTAGGTTCAGGTAATTGCGATGCAACCCGGGGATGTTCTTCTTCTAGCTCCTCCTGGGGAGCTACCATCTCTTTCAGCACTTCTTTTGCGAGCGTAGCCATGCTTCCTCTCGTTAATTGTTGCGCTCCGAATGAGCGTTGCGTCCTACAAACTACTTTTTCTTCTTACGGCTACCTTTTTTGTGCAAACCATGTCGAGCATGTTGTTTGCCTTTCTTTGTAGCCGCTCTTTTTTTCTTGTTTGCAGCAGCAAGCTTTTTTCTGCCTGCAGCAGTTGACTTCAGTTTCTTAATTTTTGCTTCTGGCGCATAAACCTCGCCAGTCTCAGAAGACTTTTTGCCACTACCCGTCCGCCATTTCTGCTTAGTCCATTTTTTTAGACTCTTTTGGCTTTTCTTGAGTGCCATATTACTTCCGGTAGCCTCCGCCTTTTGCTTTGTACTCCTTTGCAAGCATCTGGGCTTTACGAGCAGACCACTGACCAGCCTTCCCACCCTTAGATCCAGCCTTGATTTTACTAAACAAACGCTTTCTCATGGCTGGTTTTGTGTAATTACCAGCTTCATTGACTCGCGACTTTGTTTTTTTCTTAGGCTTTTTCTTAGCAGGCATTACAGATCCATCAGTTTTTCTTCAAGGTCAATAATTTCTCTTTCTGACCAAGCTAAACCTTCAATCATACCCGTAATCTTACGGTACTCTTCTATGTCTTTTGCCGAACCAACAGCTAGATGATCAGCTAAATCATTCATTTGCTGTCTAATTTTCTTTCTGAGCAAAGACAATACGTCATCACTCATCCATTCCCGTCCTTGCTATATCAATACCGAGCTTCATCCCATCGATCTCCTGTTGAGTTTCGATATGAGCCTCCTCTAAACCAAGCTTTGCTATCTCAAGTTCTTTTTCGGTTTCAAACTGACCTTGTTCAACTGCAATTTTTTCTCGTTCCAACTGATCCTTAGCCATATCGGACTGTTGCTTGGCGGCAAGCCTCTGCTGTTCCAGCTGTAGCTTGCCTTGATCTGCCTGCGCCTTGCGCTGTACGTCTTGCTGACGGATCTGCAGTTCCTTTTCACGCTGCTGCACGATAGGATCTTTCTGCATCTTGGCATCTTGTTGCGCCTTGGCTTGTGCTTGCTTTTTGCCAAGCATCTGATCGGCAGCTTCTGAGACAAGACCACTGAGCCTTTTTTCGATGTCCGCCGGAAGAGGCTGGTTTGTTGGCGGTAGCTCAAACCCAAGTTCTTCTTCGATCTGAGACCGGAAGATAAATGCAAGGTGTTCTCTGATATGAGCATCAAGAGCAGCAGACATTGGCCCACCCATCTTGTTGTTTTGCATCTGCTCTTTGATCTGTGGATCGTTCTTCAGGACCATATGAACCTTCATGTGCGCTTCATGGTCTTGATACTCAAATGCTTTGACAGGCTTCATAGTCAAGAGATCTTCGTTTTCACTGACCGGATCTGTTGGTACAATCTCGTCAGGCATCGGTACAATCTTGTCTGCGTTCGGAATACCAATGAGCTCCATCATCTGCCTGTGGAGTAGTGGCATGTCGTACAGGCCAGGAGACTGCTGTGCCAGTTGCATTGCAGCTTGGTACTGCATAATGCGCTGGGACATCGTGCTGGCGTTCGGGTCAGATACGGGGATTACATCTACGCGATCATCAAAGTCTGCTGCTTTGATTTCTTCGCCTTCTTCTGTTTCGTATGGATACGCAGGAGATGTGTAGTCCCGAATAATCCCTGCTAGGATTTTGTACTCTTGTTTCAGGCTGGCGTGAATCCTTGCTTGGATTGCCGACTGAACCTTCATTGCTCGCTCCATAATTGCGAGCGTAGTTCCGACCGGAGCGTTTTGGTTCATGTCTGCGACCTTCATATCGGCCATAGACGCAAACCGTCTGCCTTCATCTACGATGTTGCCAAGCAACTGATAGAGAACCGAAGAAGGTTCTTTGTATGGCAAAAACGTGATGTTGTCGCGGATCACACCACCGGGCACATCTACATCCCTGAACTCACCGGGCATGATTGGTGTGTCGTCGCCCTTGATCCGTAGCCCACGAGTTTTCAGCCCCCCGGGCAAGTTCGACAGTGTTCCGGCATCAACTAACTGTCTTAGCAAACTCGTCGCAGATTTGGCTAGTCCACCGATCATGTGAATTAAGCCAAGGTTGTAGAACCCAATACCAGGAACATATCCGTAATGCACGAAGTGTTGTTTCTTCAACCTGTTCGGATCGTCTTCTTCCCAGTTCCGATAGATAGACAGAACTGTTGAGCTCGCTTTGTCTATCGTAATTACATACGGCAGCGCGACCCCGTCATCGTCCTCAAAACCCGGCAAGTCCAAGACGCAGTGCATTTCGAGCAGTTGGTGTCTTTCGCTATCCTCCCACGAAGGGCGGACACCACCGATTTCATTATACTTCTCAGTAATTGGATTGTCTTCAACATGAGATGTCTGTAGTTCTACGTCCCGGTAAAAGCCATTGACTTGCAGCTTCCTGACTTGGTTGCTGCTACGATTCATAACATGGGTGTAGCGTTCTGCTTGATCGAGGTCAGACTCGTGGTATGCAACCACAAAATCCTCTGCAGGCACAAACATCGAGGTCGGCCTGCCCAGTGATGGATCAAAGTAGATCTTTCTAAACGCACTACCTGCTAACGGCAGGCTAAACAAAAGCTTCTCAGTTTCAGACCGATACTCAGTCATCACCTCAAGAAGCTGATAGTTCATGTATTCTTGAACACGATGCGCCTGTTTAATGCGGTCATCTGTAACCACGCCCCAGCACTGAGTCCGAACCGGACCCTTAGCAGGCATAATTTCTTGAATTGTTTGACTCTGGAATCTAACGACTGCTTCAGACAGCATCGGATGGAACACACCACAGGCTCCTGCCCAGGGTGTGGTCCGGTCTTCCATCTCTAGACCCAGCTGATCGAGTCCTTG